TAGAAGAGACAATCCTGGTTCTAAATTAAAAACAGCAGTCACAGGTAAAGTAAAACCTGGTAGTAAAGCTGCGAAAAGAAGAAAGTCTTTCTGTGCTAGAAGTGCAGGACAAATGAAAAAATTTCCTAAAGCCGCAAAAAATCCCAACTCAAGATTAAGACAAGCTCGTAAGAGATGGAGATGTTGAATGGGAAAGTGGTTTATTTATTTAATAAGCTGTCTCATACTAACTTTAATGATAGTTATTGGAGGCACAAAAAATTTTTACGCTGAGACCAATACCGTGTCGAGTACGGTAGTAAACAATACTCCACCAACAGCAAATGCACCCGTTCTGCCCAATTC